GGTCTTGTTTCTCCCATGCTAATACACATTGGGCAGTTTAATGTCATCCATCCACTTGGATTTGCTTTCTGGCCAGACAGACGCGACAGAATTAACGACTTTAATTTATCAATAAGCACTACTATATTTTAACTTCTAAGTAGTACTTTGTCAAGTGTTCCTGTGTTTGATCCGTCTGGGACATGCACAAATCTAAACCAATTTGTCGTCATATAAAAATTAAAGGGATCAATACCGGTTTTTGCTGTATATGTGTTTGCATCTATTATGTCATTTTGAGGGTGTAAGTCGCAAATAAACCAATTTGTTGGTGCGGTTATATCGTGGCTACCTTCAACATAAAAAGTTCCTGTATAAGATGTTGCATAAACAGCACAAGTATGCAATGAACTTTGATAACTTCTGTTTGGCGAAGCACTTACGGCTTGACTTTCATAGCGAGAGCCATTTGCTGTAAATGACACCACAGATATAGTTTCGGTTGGGCTTGGTAAAATATTGTCAAGTAATTCAACGGTGCCTATTGCTTTCTGTGACAAATCAGTATATAATGCACTTGTTTCACCTGTTGCAGTAGTTGTTGTTATACTGAATTCATATAATCCTGCGTCAAGATTAGCAGTATCTCCCCAACTAAATGTTACATCTAGCGTGCCTTTAGCATTATCTCGTATAACAGGGGTCTTTGTTAAAACAAGAACACCCGTATTTGCGTCAATAAGGTTAAATGCCATTGTTAAATGTGCAAGAGATGCAAGGCGGCGATGCTCATCATATACATTAAATGTAATTTTGTCATCAATGCCTTTGTGGATTTTAATTGTATTGTTGTACATGGGCCCTTCCATTCTTAGACCATTCTCAAGTATTGTCAATTCATAAATTGTGTTATAAATATAAAGATTACTTGTGGCCATTGTTTGTTTTCACTCTTAAATATATTTATTAGAATAAGTACAATATATGCTCGACGACATTCAACATATCACCGATAAATATCCCTTTTTAACTGGCATCAAGTATGCAGATCAAGAGATTATCGGCATTATACAAAATCACAACGCCCAAATAACGAGTATATATTGCTATAATAAAGTTAGAACAACAGATAAAGAAAAATTTATTGCACTAGGAGAGACGTGGTGGTGGGAAAGTAACCGCATTACGCCTATAAACTTATTTTTACCGCAAGAAATAGAACCATTTCGCTATTGCTTAAAAAATCTTGTCAGCAAAGACGTTGAATTTTTATTTGGCCCAATTACAAGCCTTCATAATATTATACGCAAAAGAGTTAAACGCAGAACTGTACAACTAGTTCGCAAAATTGAAAAAACTAACTAGCCTCTTCTATAATTGAATTTAATTGAACTACAATAGCCAGTGCATACGCTATTGCGTGAGATTTTTTAAAGGAATATGCATCTTCCACTTTGAGCCATACTTCTTTATTGATTGTATCCCAATCTTTATTAACCAAATACCGTTTTGCAGGACGAATAACTGCTAATACTGCCGCTAACTGCTCTATACTACGAGGTTTCAATTGTTTTACAACATCAAAATGATTGTTTATATGAAACAACTGCTCTACAATGTCCTCATATTCCAGTAACTCCCATACTGGTTCTTGTTTAACCAATTCTTCCATATGATTATTGCTTGTAACATACTCGTACACACTTACATTTAAAAGATCTAATTTAAAATAATTGCGAGACTCTGCTTCTTTATAATCAATGCTAGACGTTCCAGTAAATGGATTAACAGGGATGCTATTAAAATATACCCCAGTGTTATGCTTTTTTTCTCCGTCAATGCTCGCAGGAATATGCTTTAAGATGCTTAAAACATCATCTCTATTTTTTAAATCAATATCAATATCAGGTAATTTCATAATCCTGCTTCAGATAAAACTGCTTTAACAAACGCAACTTCGTCTTGGTTGTTCTCAAACTTTCTAAACCAAAAACTAGGATCTAGTGCATCCGCTACTAACGCCATTTGCTCGTCGCTTAAATTGTTTAGTGCACCTTGCCCAGTCTGGCAATTAAATACTACCCATGGCGACACACGCCCTGTTCTAACCCAGTATGTAAATATGTTCGAACTAACTGTATTAAAAAACGATGACCAGTTTTTCTTTTCTTTTTCTTCCCACTTACGCATAAACTTAACGCTTCGCTCAAGTGCTTCTTCTGCTGACTCATTGTTTGTATAATCTCTAACAAACAACTCATAAGCACCATCTTTGGCCCAGTCATCTAATTTTAAATTGTTCTTTACTAGCCAATCGACAAAATCTTCATGCTGTAAGCAATTTACATCTTTTGCAAACCTACCAAACTTTACAAAAGAAAGATAAAACTGCGACTGCCTGAATTCATCAAATGTTTTAGGCTTGGGCTTTATTGCAGTAGAGTTTAATTCATAAAATCGCTGGAATGCACGAAAACCAAGTTGAACATGCTTTTCTCCTTGAGCAGTATGCCTACGCTTCTGCTCACACATATGGGCTCCTAATGTTTTAACGCTCTTGTAGTCTCTATTACAAAATTTACATTTAAACCCTTCAGTCTTTTTTATTTCTAGATTTTCCATCAAAGATATCAAGAATTTGTTTGTCGTTGTATCCCATGTCTTTTGCAAGGTCTTTGAAGTCATCTTGTGTATTTGTTTCCTTTAATAAAGTTAATTCATCATCGCTGATAGTTGGGTATACTTCTAACAAAAATTTATCTATTTTGCTTTCCTTTGTTCTACTACTAGGTGTGCCAACCCATTGTCCTCGATACTGTTCGGGCCCTATCCCGATGGCACTTAACAGTAGCCATTGCAACTCTGGGTGCTTGCTTATTTCGCTGTAGTTACGATTACATAATTCATTAACAAATAAAATATAGTGCTCTTTGTTTTTAATTGGGCAAGTTGCCCACCGATGCACCATCCAAAAATTTACAACAGAACTCTTTTGTGCTTCAAGTGGAAGATTTTTATAAAAGTTTCTATTCTTTCTGCCTATAGCAGGAAGAACTTCTTTAAACATATCAACTTTCATAAGATAATATCGCCAATGTCAATGACATCGGGTATCTTGTTTGTTTCCTTTACAAAGTATCCACACAACGGGCTCTTTTTATTTTCAATAGGCATTGTTAATATATGACCAAACTTTAACTTTGGGAAGAACCATTTTACCTCAACAAATACATTTATTATTTGTATTGGTGCCCAAGTTGGCATAAAGCCATCTAACGGATTATATAATAGTGTTTCAAATCCTCTGTCATTTAAATTAGCAAGAGGAATAATTTCCATATCGCCCTGACTTGGATCTCCTACTAATACACTCCAATCTAATGGCATTTGTATTTGATAGTTACCAACTTGCAGTACAACTGCGGGTGTACTGAAACTTTCTAAAAATATTAGTGGTAAAAAGTAATAGTCAATAAATGAAGGATCTGTTGTATCTAATACACAATATCGTACGTCGTCAATTACATCAGGTAAATTATTTAAACTATATGCGTTGTTATCTATTGTTAATATCTGCATTTTTATTATTATATGACATTACAAACTTATTTGCAAGTTATTTATACGAAATCTTTTCGACATTGAAAGGATAATTTGCTTCGCGATAATACTTCTTTCTTGTTGTTAAATGTCGTTTACTGTATTTACAATTGCTAGTTACATCCCAAATTTGAACAAAGTCTTTGTCGTGTGCTTTTCTAATTCCTCGTCCAATGCTTTGTATAACTCTTACAAAACTTTTACCAGGCTCTATTAATACGAGATTAAAGATGCGTGGTATGTTGATACCTACTGCCGCAACGCCGTATGTTGCTACAATTAAACTGTCATTGCTAGTTGCTACTTCGTCGTATGTCTCTTTACGATCCTCGTTTTTTGTAGCACCCCTTACAAACATAGCATCAGGTAAACGCTCCATTAACATCTCACCTGTTTTAATTCTATCAATTAATACAAGTGTGTTTCCTGTTGTTGCTATGTCTTGTATTACGCTAGACAAGTAGTCTATTCTATTAGCGTCAGTAGACAAGTATTTTAACTCAGCAGGGTAGTTTGGATACTCAACATCATCCTTTAACTGTAGCACTTTAACTTCGCAGTTACTAAGTACACCCTTCTGCTGTAATGAATGGGCACTTATACGATTTATAACCTCTCCTAAACTTGCTTTAAGGCTTACAAACTCATACTCCTCTTTGGGTATTGTACCTGTAAGACCCCAACGGATAGGTATATTAGCAAAGACGCCAGTAAGCAGTTCCTTTAATACATCTGCTTTTGCCTGATGTACCTCATCGACCATTACACAAATGACATCATCAATAAACTGTTCTATGTCTATGTCTGCCTCTTGTCTCTTACTCTTTTTTAACAATACATTTAAAGACTGCCAAGTACAAATGGTATGCTGGTGACCATATTCCTTTCTGTCTCCATAA